GCTCAATGGTTCCTATTATCGGTACTGCCCTTGGCGCCGCTTTAGGAACTGCTGTAGGTGGCGGACTGGCGGCCTACGAAGGTTATGGCGAGGAAATCAAAGGCTTTTTCAGTAATCTTTTTGGTGGAGGAGATGGGAGAGCAATCGGAACTCTACAATCTACAGGAGGATTTGTTGAACCAAGGAATACACTAGCGGCGATACACGCCGGTGAACGTGTGTTATCACCAGCAGAAGCAAAAAATTATGCAGAAATACAGAAAGGCATGGCAACCAATACTATTACCAATCAAACTGGTAATGTAACATCCTCAGACTTTACGAACGTTCTAAACGAACTTAAAACGGCTAACAAAAACTTAAATATGCTTGTAAGTATCGGTGATGCTACTAGAAATAATACGGATAGAACAAAGAATTTACTTGCAAATAAGACAGAAAGTTTAGTATAATATAGTATGGCTTGGAAAAAATATTTTAAAGACGCAAACACATCTCCTATTTCTGGAGAAAGTAGACCCAACTTTGCAAAGAGAAATTACTCATCATATCTACCTGATGTATATACAGGACATCCAAACAGGATACAAAGATATTTTCAGTATGATCAAATGGACAGTGACTCAGAAATTAATGCGGCACTGGACATACTTGCTGAATTTTGTACACAAAAAAATACAGAGAACGAAACTCCGTTTGATTTAGTATTCAAAGATGATGTCACAGATCAAGAAGTAAAAATTTTAAAAAGATCATTACAACAATGGACAAATGCAAATCAGTTTGGCAGAAGAGTTTTTAGAATTTTTAGAAATGCCTTCAAGTATGGGGACTGTTTTTTCGTAAGAGATCCAGAAACAAACAAATGGCTTTTTATTGACTCGGCAAAAGTTGATAGAATTATTGTTAACGAATCTGATGGCAAGAAACCAGAACAATACATTATTCGAGATATAAATCCAAATTTACAAAGATTAAGTGCAACTGCTGTGACTCCAAATCAAGTTTACGGCGGAGGTGGTACTACAGGCGGAACCTATAGTTCAAACTATGCTGGCGCAGGACAAGGTGTTAATATGAGCAATGCCGGAACAGCCGGACCGGGTGGTAGATTCTATAGAACAATGAATCAATATGCCATTAATGCAGAACACGTTATACATTTAAGTATGTCAGACGGATTAGATAACTTGTTTCCTTTTGGACAATCGGTACTGGAACAGGTTTTCAAAGTTTACAAACAAAAAGAATTACTAGAAGATGCAATTATAATTTACAGAGTACAGAGGGCACCGGAAAGACGTGTGTTCTATATTGATGTAGGAAATATGCCTACACACTTGGCTATGCAATTTGTTGAAAGAGTCAAGAATGAAATAAATCAAAGAAGGATTCCAAGCACATCAGGCGGTGTAAACTACATTGATGCCACATACAATCCAATGAGTATCAATGAAGACTACTTCTTTCCACAGACAGCAGAAGGAAGAGGATCTAAAGTTGACACATTGCCGGGCGGAACCAACCTAGGTGAGATAGATGATCTAAGATTTTTCACTAATAAACTGTTTAGAGGTCTAAGAATACCAGCATCTTATTTGCCTACAGGCGCTGAAGATGGACAACAGCAATACAACGACGGTAGAGTAGGCACAGCATACATTCAAGAATTAAGATTCAACAAATATTGTCAAAGATTACAATCATTATTGCAAACTGCGTTTGATTCAGAGTTTAAATTATGGTTAAAGAATAAAGGATACAACATAGACTTCTCTATGTTTGAAATCAAAATGAATCCACCGCAAAACTTTGCACAGTACAGACAGACCGAAATGGATCAGGCAAGAGTATCTACGTTCACACAGGTTGCTGAACTGCCATATATGAGTAAACGTTTTGCGTTGAAAAGATTCTTAGGTTTGACCGAGGAAGAAATGGCTAAAAATGCTGATCTTTGGGCGGAAGAAAATGCGGTACCACAAAACAAACAAACCAAAGGACAACAATTAAGAGCAGGTGGAGTGACAGCAGGTGGAGTACAGACCGATTTAGACCAATTTGAAGAGCCAACAGCAGAGCCTGATGCACCAGAACCAGGCGGAGCCGGCAACACACCACAAGGTGGTACACCAGGACAAACACCACAGACATAGGTTAAATACGTTTATGAAACTAATGGAATTTATGAAATATGGAGACGAAGGTTTTGAACAAGATAAAAGTTATGAACCTGAGAACGACATTTCTATATTAGATAAAGACGACACAAGAAAAACAAGACTTTCATTGAAAGATATTAATTCTATGCGTTTAGCATCTGAACATCACAATGATTTGCAAAAGCAAGAAGCAAAATTTGTTCAGAAAATGTATGGAACTCCCTCCGAATCAGATAACTTAGAGTTATAATGTCTGAGATAGCCTTTGTACTAGGGAACGGCGAATCCCGAAAAGGAATAAAAATAGAAGATTTAAAAAAGCACGGCAAAACCTATGCCTGTAATGCCGTATATCGAACCGAGGCCCCTGATGTTTTAGTTGCTGTTGATCCAAAGATGATGCTTGAAATAGCAAAATCAGATTACATGGCAAAAAATACAGTCTGGAGCAATTTTAATAATCAATATAAAAAAGTAGAAATGATAATGAACCATGCACAGTTCTTTCAACCTAGTTTAGGATGGAGTTCTGGACCCACAGCACTTAAATATGCCGCAACATTTAATCCTACAGAAATTTATATACTTGGTTTTGACTATCACGGTCACTCTGATAGGCAAAGGAAAGTGTTTAACAACATTTTCAAGGATACGGAGAATTACAAACGAGGCACCGAAGAGGCCACATTTTTTGGTAATTGGATGAATCAAACAAAACGTGTACTAAAAGATTCCCCGAATATTCAGTTTTATAGGGTAATACCCCCAGGATGGTTTGCACCAAGAGACTTGGAGTGGCAGGGCAACTGTAAACACATGGAAATAGACGCATTTAAACAAAAATTTGCCCTGAATAAATAAATCGTTGAAAAAAACCTGCCTTTTTACCCACCATTTCTGCACTCTTTAACATATTTGTAGTAAATACATTGCTTATAAGTACAAAACAAGCCGAATATAAAGGAGCACGTGCAATATGTCAAATATTAAACAAAACAAGTTTGAAAGTTTGTTAGAATTGCTTATCAACGAGGAAAATGATAAAGCAGAACAATTATTTCATGAAATTGTTGTAGAGAAATCAAGAGACATCTACGAAGGTCTTGCTGACGAGACTACGACAGAAGAAACTACTACAGAAGCAATGCATGACAAGAAAGACAAAATGAAAGAAGAGTCCGACGAGTCAGAAGCAAAAGATGAAGTTAAAGAAACTGAATCTGCTTCAAAAGAAGACGAAACTGTTGACGAAGAAGTAGAAATCGAAGACGAGGCTACTGAAGAGTCTAAAGAAGAAACTAAAGAAGAAGAATCAATCGAAGAAGTAGGTGGAGACGCAACTGATGAATTAATCAAAGACGTAGCCGCAGACCAAGAAGGTGACGCAGAAGGTGCCGCTGATGACATGGCCAAAGACATGGACATGGAAAAAGACGGTGAAGAAGGCGATACTGAAGAGAGAATCGACGACTTAGAAGATGCTTTAGATGAATTAAAAGCAGAATTCGAAAAAATGATGGGTGACAAAGACGGTGGAGAAGATGAAAAAGAAGAAGAATCTTTAATGCCGATAGCAAATGACACTGAAGCAGTTGAAATGCCAGTTGAAGGTAAAAAAGACATGAAGGATAAGGAAACTATGAAGGAGTACAAAATCCAGAAGTCTGCCGACAACAAAGATGGCAGTGACAACAAAAAATCTCCAGTGACTGATGCAGGAAGCAAAATGCCAAAAGGTGGTGATAACATCGCTAAAGGCAGTGCTGAAGAAAAAGGTCGTCCAGCCCCAACTGCTCAAAAAATGAGCGATTTTGAAAACACTGGCGGAAAAGATAAGTCAACATCTTTCAAAAAAGAGATGAAGGCAGATCACAAAGACGGTGCAGACAATACTAAATCACCAGTTGCTACAAAGTAATTGTTGATTAACAGAGAGGGATTCGGATGTCACTATATCTAAGAGAGCATTTAACCTACGATCAGGCTAGAGTACAGATCTTGCACGAAGGCGACAACGGCAAAGATTTGTATATGAAAGGGATCTGTATTCAAGGTGGTATTAAAAATGCCAATCAAAGAGTTTATCCAGTAAACGAAATTGGAAAAGCAGTAAAAACTCTTAATGACCAAATAAGTTCAGGTTATAGTGTTCTTGGAGAAGTAGATCATCCGGATGATTTAAAAATTAATTTGGACCGAGTGTCTCACATGATTACTGAGATGTGGATGGACGGTCCAAATGGATACGGCAAAATGAAAATTTTGCCAACACCAATGGGTCAACTTGTCAAAACAATGTTGGAATCAGGTGTGAAACTAGGCGTTAGTTCCAGAGGAAGCGGAAATATTTCCGAGTATGGCGGCGGCGAAGTTTCAGACTTTGAGATCATCACTGTTGATGTTGTGGCCCAACCTTCGGCACCAGGTGCTTACCCAACGCCAATATACGAGCATTTGCTAAACACAAAAGGCGGTATGAAAGCGAAGGGTCTGGCAGACGAAGTGAGAAATGACAAAAAAGCACAAAGGTATCTAAACGATGCCTTAATTAATATAATAGGGAAACTAAAATAGGAGAGAAATATGTTTGACGCTATTTCAAAACTAGTTGAATCAGGAGCAATATCAGAAGATGTTCAAAAAAACATCCAAGAGGCCTGGGACAACAAGATAAAAGAAAACAGAGAGCAAGTAGCGGCGGAATTAAGAGAAGAGTTTGCTAAAAGATACGACCATGACAAAGCAAACATGGTTGAGGCAATCGACAAGATGATGACTGAAAAATTATCTGAAGAAATCTCTAAATTCGTTGAAGATAGAAAAGGACTTGCACAAGAAAAAATGGCTTACAAAGAAAACGTAGGCAAACATTCTGCAAAACTAGAAGAGTTTGTATTAAGCAAACTTAACGGTGAACTGAATGAACTACACGCTGACAGAAAAGGTGTTCATGAAAACTTTAAAAAACTAGAAGAGTTCGTAGTAAACGCACTTGCTAAAGAAATTAAAGAGTTCAACGAAGACAAAAAAGGTGTTGTAGAAACGAAAGTGAAATTAGTAGCCGAAGCGAAGAAACAAATGGCTAAACTGAAAGAAACTTTCATAAAAAGATCTGCTAAAGTTGTAGAAGATGCTGTTACTAAAAAATTAGGCACTGAAATTGGTAGCCTAAAAGAAGATATTAGTAGAGCAAGAGAAATCGACTTTGGTAAAAGAATTTTCGAGGCTTTTGCTTCAGAATATCAGTCTTCTTATCTTAATGAGAAGAGTGAGACTGCACGTCTAATGAAGGTTGTAGACGAACAGACGCTGAAAATAAAAGAAGCCGAGAAATCCATCGAAGAGAAAAAAGCGGTGATTGAGTCTAAGGAAGCAGAAATGCGAACTAATAAGGACTTGATGGAACGAAAGGAAACGATGGCAGAGTTGCTGAAACCTCTCAGCAAAAACAAAGCGGAAGTTATGAGTCAATTGTTGGAATCAGTTTCAACAAATAAACTCCAAACTTCGTTTGACAAGTATCTACCTCACGTGATGAAAGAGGAGCCAATTGCTAACAAAGGTGCTACGAAAGTAATCACTGAAGCGGCTGGCGACAGATCACAAAGGGAAGATGCTGAACTAACAAGTATTCGTCAATTGGCGGGTATTAATTAATAAACTATAAGGGGAAAGATCAAATGTCAGAACTATTTGAATCAAAATGGGGCGAAACTAAACAGGCCCTAACCGAAGGTTTAGCAGGCAACAAGAAAAAAACTATGGATGTTGTCTTAGAAAATACTAAAAGGTATTTGTCTGAGGCGGCAACAAGTGGTGCAACTAGCGCCGGTAACGTTGCTACGTTAAACAGGGTTATTCTTCCAGTAATCAGAAGGGTTATGCCAACTGTGATCGCAAACGAGATCGTAGGTGTACAACCAATGTCTGGTCCTGTAGGACAAATCCACACATTAAGAATAAGATATGCAAACACAGTAGCCAACAACGCAACGGCTGGTGAAGAAGCATTATCTCCATTCAAAATCGCAAGAGCATACTCAGGTAACGAAGCGAATGATGGTACAGACGGAAATGCTAAAGGGGCTTCTACTGCATCTTTAGAAGGTGAAGCAGGAAACAGATTAGCAATCCAAATCATGAAGCAACCTGTTGAGGCGAAATCAAGAAAACTATCTGCAAGATGGACTTTTGAAGCGGCTCAAGATGCACAGGCACAACAAGGTATTGATGTTGAGGCTGAAATCATGGCGGCATTAGCACAAGAAATTACTGCTGAAATCGACCAAGAGATCATCGGATCATTAAGATCATTGGCTGGAACTGCCGCTGAGGCGTTCGACCAATCTGCTGTGTCAGGTACTGCAACATTCGTTGGTGATGAACACGCGGCTTTGGCTGTGTTAATCAACAAAGTTGCTAACAACATTGCGTCAAGAACAAGAAGAGGTGCAGGTAACTATGCAGTTGTTTCGCCACAAGCGTTAACAATTCTTCAATCTGCAACAACTTCTGCGTTTGCAAGATCAACAGAAGGTACTTTTGAAGCACCAACTAACACAAAATTTGTTGGTACACTAAACGGTGCTATGAGAGTTTACGTAGACGGTTATGCGCCTGATAGTACAGACGTATTAGTTGGATACAAAGGCTCAAGTGAAGCAGATGCTCCAGCATTCTACTGCCCATACATTCCATTAATGTCAAGCGGTGTTGTGTTAGATCCATCTACTTTCGAACCGGTAGTAGGCTTCTTAACAAGATATGGTTATGTAGAGTTAACAAACACTGCATCATCTCTTGGTAATGCGGCTGACTACTTAGGTAAAGTATCAATATCTAACGTAAAATTCAAGTAATCTTAAAGGTTATTTAAATTTGAATTATAAAAGGGCGGACTTAATGTTCGCCCTTTTTCTTTATAAGGAGAAAACTCATGTTGAAAAATAAATGGTTATGGGCAGGAATTATTATTGTGATAATTGCCTTAGGATATTGGCAGAAAGATAACATTGTGCCAAAATCTGAAGAACAAAAAATAGAACAAGCACAATAGTTTTTAAAACACCAAGGGGGCGGCAATGAAAAACGAGTCGCCCTTTTTTTGTGACTTAAATATCAGTATGAACAAAATATTTTCTAATGGATGCAGTTTTCTCACTCCTAGACCAAAAGACGGTGTCGATAGTTTTGTAAGCGACATTATTGCAAAAAATTTTAGATATGATCTTGTCAATTTGGCAATGGGAGGTCGCGGCAATGACCGCATAAGTTTTTCAACCAAGGTATGGTTTGAACAAAATGATTACTCGAATACTTTTGCAATAATAGGGTGGTCAAGTATGCACAGAAATGACTATGTCACCAACGACGGTTGGAAAAAAGACAGGATACCTCAAACGGATCTGACTTGGAGAACCTGGAAAACTTTGGACAACGTTAGTTTTATAAGGCAAAAGTCAGGGTGGGATATTGAAAACAATGCAATAATGAATTTCCTAGATAATGTTTTTGACTTGCAAAATTATTTTGAACGTAAGAAAATTCCATATGTGATGTACAATGCCTTACCAAACAGTTTCGAGACCGATATTCAAGATTTTAAAGTTATAAAAAATTGTTTGAACATGGAAAGGTTTTTCAATCCTACAATGAGCCACTATGAATATGTTGTAGATAAAAAACTAATTGTAAGTCCTCAAGATCCACATCCTAGTCTCGAGGGGCATCAACAATGGGCGATGATGCTACTAGAATTCATAGTAAAAAATCAACTTTTTAAAATTAAGTAGTAACATAATTAATTTTTTTTATCGTCATAAATACATACAGTTCAAACAGAGCCACACAATCAAGTGTGGACTTATGCGGATGTAAACCACCGCGTAGTGAGTAGAACTCACATTAGGCTCTGAACAGGAGAAAAAAAATGGGAAGACCACTCAAAAAAGGTAGGTTCGGATCAAGTGCAGGTGATATAGAAGTCACTGGTGCATTTTCGAATAACACTACACAACCTGACGGCTCAGGCGCTGAATCAGTATCTACAGCATCTGGAAACTTCATAGTGTCTCAAAGAGGAAGTAAAAGATTTAAAGTCAACTTTCTTTCTGCAGACGGTTCAACAAGAAATATTGAAGTGCTAACTCTTAAAGCAGTAGCACCAGGATCACTTACAAATGGTGAATTCTGTGTTCAAATTATCTTGGACGACTCAACTGTGGCATATGTAGAGAAATTCTACAACAACACAGTTCACTATGTAACAGCAGGCGGCAACACTGGACACGTGCCTTACACATTAGGCGGAGAAGGTGATGACGAAGGCAAAGTATCAGGTAAGGGTTCAATCGACGTAATCTAACCTTAAAACACGTGCTTATATGGGGGAGTTTTGTACTCCCCCATTATCAACATAAATAATAGCAAATGGCAATAAAAACTTTAAGAACATCGGGTGATTATCTCATTAAAACAGGCACAGGATCTGGTGGTTCTAACACCATCACTTTTGATTCCAACCTGACTGTTGTAAACGGAAATTTAGAAATCAAAGGCACACAGTCGGTAATAAATTCAACAACTTTAACAATCGAAGACAGATTTTTAGAGATAAACAGAAACAACTCTACTGCCGGCACACAAGACTCTGGACTGATGTTCAATCAAGGAACATCCAACAATGCTATCTTGTATTATGACGCAGGAGACAACGAATTCCAACTAGGTACTACCACGCATGATGCCGCAGTAACCACGGTATCAAACATTACTTTAGGACAGATTAAAATAGCAACAACACCATCTGATAACAACCATGCCGCTTCGAAAAAATATGTTGATGATTCAGTAACAGGTGGCGGATTCATCTTAAACATTGGTGCTGACGATTCAACTGAAGTCACATATAGCACAGGACAAAAATTACAATTTTTAGGCGGCTCTAACATTAGCACTGCCATCACAACAGGTGACAATTTAACAATTAGTCTAGGACAGAATTTAACAAATATAGAATCAATATCATCAGCAACATCTAATGCAAATTTAACTTTAGCATCAAATGGTACAGGTGACGTGGTAATAAATGACACTTTGACGTTCTCTGGCGCGGCATCAACACCAACGGCAGGCTCAGTAACCAAGATCTATAACAAAACAGCAGGCGGTGGAGGCACTGGCTTGTATTTCAACAACTCAGCAATCAATTCTGGCACAGAAGATGAATTGATAAGTAAAAAGAAAGCAACGGCATTGGCCATTGCATTAGGATAAAAATGGCAATAACACAAAGAGTATGTAACAACATTTTAACAAACACCAGCCAAGCATTTGCGGCAACTGAAGGTACCGCTGTGACGTCAATACACTTATGTAACATCTCATCTGCAGATGCTACTGTCAACATCTATGTCCTAAAAAACGATGGTTCAACAACTGTGCCAACAGAAAATAACAAACTTTACAACACATTAACAATATCAGGCACTGATACATACGTTATCGACACTGAAAAATTAATTTTAGCAACAGGAGATAAAATTTATATTGAAACTCCTGACTCTTCAGGTTCTGTTGTGGCTACTATTTCAACTATAGGATTGTAATAATCATGGGTAGATTTGTAAAAAACCCAATACTAGCAGGCGAGGATTCGATACAAATTCCTGTTGGGACAACTGCTGAAAGACCAGCATCTCCAAAAAAAGGTATGTTAAGATTTAACGAAACTTTAAATCAGTTAGAATTTCATAACGGTACTGCATTTAAAAATTTACAAGGCGGAACTGCAGGTGTTGCCGGCATCACAGTAGATACAATAACACTTGACGGATCAACAACTGTATTTCCAATGTCAGTAACTCCAACAGATGAAAAAAATATTTTAGTGTTTATGGAAGGTGTATTTCAGAAACACAGCACGTATTCTATTTCAGGTAGCAACATAACTTTAACACCATCATATCCAGGCGACACCTCAAAAGTTGTTACAATTATTCACGGTTTAGATATAGTTTAAGAAATATTTCCAAAGGCACGCCAAGTACCAGGTGCACCGGATTTAATACATACCCATCCTAAAGGAACACCTACCTCAGGTTGAGAGTTCCAACAAATATCACCTTTACTATGACTGCCATTATTTGGAATTTCTGGCTCATATCTGTGCGTTTGTCCTTGATATCTTATTGGTCCTGCTACTTCTAAATCTTCCTTGGGTGCTTTAACTTTTATTCCAATCTTGTTGTCATGTGATACAAACAATGTTGGTTCTCTGTTTGTGCCAATTGAAAACTTGTCCGAAGTTATTGTGCCAATGTATGGTGTAGAACCAACCACATCTGTTACAACTTCGAGTCCATCTTTGGCAACTGCAAAAGGTCCTCCAGGTAGGAGTGTATTCACACCGACCTTATTATTTTCTACAGTAAAAACATCTGCAACATTTAAATTTTTCAAGATTCCAACTTCTTGTAGTTTTGATTTTTTAATTGCATTGCCTAGTCTGTCAGACCAAATCACTTCATTGCCACCAATTCTGACACTATTTTTAACATCCATATCTTCGCATACTGCTTGGTAGTACATGATTTCAGTTGCGGCAAATTTTCCTTCAACGTGCATTGGACCATCAACAACAATGTCTCCATCTTTGATGGTTATTTTTGCTTTAGTTGCCTCATCCTTGATGCCTGTAGAACTAAAATTTGTGATAGTACCACCGTCAATTTTGTCACCAGATAACTCATTTTCAAATAATGCATTATTTTTTGATTTAAGTTGTTCTAGTGCTTCTGATAACTTCTTCTCAGTCCATTCTAGTCGTGTAGATAGGCTATGATTATCACTGTTCAGTTTACTGACCGTGCGTTTCATTGCATTTTCAACGTGTTCTGTGACCAGATTTTGAATACTTTGCTCGATTGACATTAACGATATTTATAGGTGTGTTTTGACCTTGCAATTAAAAATAAATATGTAAGATATGGCAATACAACGAATACCAGGCGAACTCTTACAGTCTAATCTTACCAGGCAGGGTGTAGATCTAGCCTTTGAAACAAATCTATTATTTTTAGATGTATCCAATGCTAGAATAGGTATTGGTACTGACAGTCCTGGATTCAAACTAGATGTAGTAGGAAATACTAGAATTACAGGTAATCAGACTATCACAGGTAATTTAGAAGTACAAGGAACTACTACAACAATAGACTCAAGAAATTTAACTGTAGAAGACAACGTCATTGTCTTGAATTCAGGCTCAAGTCAGGCAACATCTGCAGGAGTAATGATCAACAGAGGTGCCTCAAATCCGGCATTATTCTATTGGGATGAAGCAAACGACAAATTTAAACTAGTAACAACTGCGTCAGACGGCTCGACAACTTCAACAATCACTGATACTGCATATGCTAAACTGGCAGGCGCGGATCCAACAGATGCTAGAGACTTTGTAACAAAAAATTATTTTGATGTAAACACAGCAGGATTTGCCGGTTCTGGATCAGTAATAGGATCAAGTATTCCTATAGGTTCACCATCAGATTCAAGTTTTGGTGATGGTGCACTAATAACTTTAGGTGACGCCCATTCGGTGACTGGAGCAATAGACGATCTCAATGAAACCATGGAAAACATCAGAGCAAACACATTTGTGAAATCAGTTTCTTTCGTGGCAGATACCACTGCGGCGTCCAGCGGAACAACGATCACTCTAACTATTTCCACAGTTGGTGGAGGAGCAAACAGATATACAATCACATGGGGTGATGGCGATACAACAACTGCAACTTCAGATTCGACACCTTCACACACATACACAGCGACAGGATCGATGACTGTGACTGTTAAAGCATTCAACAACACTGCTGTTACAGATTCCGCTGGTTCATTTGCCACATCAACACAAACTAATTACATCACAATTTTTACTGCAACTCCGGTGCCAAACTTTTTTATATATGCGGCATCATCGGGTGGCAGTGCAATTACAAAAGCAGATACAGGATCAACTGTGTATCTTGAAAACACCTCAACAAATACAAGTGGTGCAACAGTGAACTATAGGATAGACTGGGGAGATGGTAATTCACAATCCGTAACCAGCGATAGTGATCCAGGTGGAGTAGGTGGTGGTAGGCTATCACACACATACAATAACAGTGGTGCAGACGACGGTAGTACTATTGCAGGTACCGGAACAGGTGATACTAGGTATGCAATAAGGCTTGTCTTAGAAGCACACTCTACAGCGGCCCCAAGTGATATACCAACAGGTATTACTAAGAACTTTGATGTTTATTCAACGCACACAGTTCTGTATTCAGCGGCTGATTCAACTGTAAGAGGAGTAAATGAAGAAAGTACTTCAGGCTTTCCTGTTACCTTTACAAACAATACAGCAACTAATCCAGGCGCACAATCAGTTTTCTCAAGCAACATATACAGTTGGAACTTTGGAGAAGGCGCTGGAGCGACAAACGTTAATGTAGGATCTGGTTCGAGTGGTGATACAGGACAAACAATTTCAAATACATTCAACCTTAGCACTGCACAACAGAATGCAAAAACAACAGTGACATATACTACAACATTGAGCCTTGCAAACGAACATACAAGTTCTCCTTTTGCGGCAGACATGAAAATTATAGTTGAACCAGACGTGAGAGCAAATATTGCCGCAACTGCTGTTACTGTTTCAAACAAAAGTGGCGACGACGCATTTGACTTATATGATTTCACTGACCTAGCAGGAAATAACAGGGCATTAGTAAGATTCACAAATACGTCACAACACGCGGACGATTACACTTATGATTTTAAAGATGATTCATCAGACACATTAAGCATTGGCGAAGATGGATCAACAGCAGGAACAATAGGTGCAACCTTAGATAAAAACTTTTCAGGCACTAGCAACGGAAGTTTCACAACAAGATTTAGAGCACACGGCACACCAGACACAATTGAGCAAGACGATGAAGAAACAATAACATTTACTATGAACGCAGTGCCGGCGGCTCCTAGTAATTTAAGCACTTTTAGTTTAACGTTGAGTGATTCAGCACAAGGTACATCACCTAAATTGTGTTCAGGTTTCACTGACAACACAGGTTCTTTATCAAACATTAGTGCCGCTACATCATTAAGTTCTTCCACAGCAAGAAGATACACATCAGGAACTATTGATACTGCTGATGTTAATAATGCGTATAACGGTGCCACAGGTACCTTAACAGCGAACATTAATGGCTCTGCCGCAGGTGCCAAATCATTTTCAACATCAACTGGAGAAAACGGAACATTCACATCTCTAGTTGTGTCAGGACAGGATGATGCAAACACTACAATCAGTTCATCAACTTATCCATCAAATTTTTATCAAACCTTTGATGCAAAAATTACACAGGCATTAACAAGTTACAGTGTAGGATTAAATGCACAAAGATTAGAACACTCTGCAACAGGAAACACAAACGTGGTCCATGTTTTAAGAGACGATATTTCTGCAACACCAACAATCTCAAATGTAGGTACGTTGGCGCAGAATGCCTCTGGCACATTGAGATATATTGCCGGAGTGCCATACTATTCAGATGATGGTTCTCAACCAACACTGAATCTCACAGGTGTACAAGTCCAAAATCTTACAGGACAAGCATACACCGACCAATCAAACATTGTTGAAGTCGACTATGATACTAGATCAGAAGGGTCATCTGGTAATGCCATATCAGATACAGATTACACTTACAGTGACATAGATGGTGCTTCAACAATGTTGAGCGGTGGGACTCCAGTTACAGATACAGGTGTTGCGTCTGCATACACGTTGGGCACATTATCAATAAATGTTGATCAGACATCATCAACTAAAGCAGTTAACGAAATAAAAATTAGGGCAAGGAATGCCAACGGCACAGGAAGTTACAACACAGGTAGCAGTACAAAAATACAGGTTTACAATCCAACTCCTACAGGCCTAGACAACGAGCAAGGTGGTATCACAGTAAGCGACTCACTGGGTGCAACCCACGATGACGATGCTTTGCGTATATACGACTTCGCAGGAGAAACAACAGATACACCATCATTTGCTGGAGGCACAAACTTCTATACAAACAACTTATTCACAGGTGCAAAAACAGTTGCAGGTACAAGAGAAGCAGGCGTAAGATTTGGAACAATAAAACATGAAACAACAGACTATTCAACATTCTTACCTGTTGGTCCTGATAGATCTAGTGATACCAACACACAATATTTTACTATTGCATTTAGAAGGTCAACAATGGCCAACTTCAATGTAACCTTATCAGGTACAGTGTCAGGTATGTTTATTGCGGCGCCAGGCACTGCGATAGATAATGCATCAGGATTGAACGGATGGTTAGACTGTTCAACAACATATGGAGGATCGGGAGTACCAGGATCAGACACAGGCAATGGCGGAAATGGTTCTAATGGATGTGCATTCAATTCTGGAGATAGGGTAGTCGACGGCACCTCTTATTCTTCACAAGAATTTACATTCACGTTAGGGACTGAGAACGGAACAAATGCAACAGGAAACGTAATTTTAATAAGAATTAAATTGAATTCAGGAGACAGTGTCACGGCACTAGCAATAGATTAATGGCAATTACAGACGCAAAAAAAATAGATTATCTTTGGAAGAAAATTGGTTACGGTGCAACCAAAACAGATACCAATGCGAATAAGAAAGCACCTAACGAAGCCATTGCATCACCTTTACTAATAAGAGGTGATAAAACTTGGAACCAAGCATCAAGTATTCCCGCAGTAATGCCAGGATCAAGTTCGGGTGTAGTAACAGTCTATCCAACAAGTACGCCGGACGAAACAGCCGCTGACAACACAGCATCAGCAAATCGAACCTGGAAAACAGAGTTAACAGATTGGATACCACCTGAATTTGGATCAACATATGGTGTAAAAGTTTATGTTCATACGTCGGGTGATGCCGGCAACGCCGCTGGTTCGGGAGATCAGTTATTTGGTACTGGTTCAGGAAACAACGACGAATGGTTCTTTGATTATCAATCCGGTGTCCTACATTTCATTGGAACGAATCTACCAAATGGAATAAACTTTACAGGAAAATCAGTCTACATATCTGGAGCAAGATACACTGGACAAATAGGTTTACAAAACATTTCAGGTGGTGGTGCTGGAGACACAGGTAATTTTTCATTTTCAGGATCAACAATAAACCAAGATACAACAAATGCAGACTTTACTCTTAACACAACAGGCACAGGTAATTTTGTATTCAATACAAACTCAGGCATAAAAGTACCAGTGGGAACTACTGCACAAAGGCCAAGTGCGACACCAGGACTTATAAGATTTAACAGTACCACAGGCAAGTATGAAGTTTCAGAAGACGGATCTACTTTTACAAGTTTAAGAACAGAACACACATCTCAAGAAGTTAAAAAAGATGTTTTTACAGGAGATGGATCTACGAATACATTCGCGTCAATAAATGTTGCGACAGATCCAAAAAATTTAATTGTGTATATAGATGGTGTGATGCAGGAACCTACAGAAAATTATATCACAGATGGTTCAACATCTTCGATTACAATCAGTGAGGCTCCACACACAGGTGCAAGGATTGTGATAATGTCGGGATTTGCCGAAGCACAAACTTAATCAACACTGATACCATCTGGTTGGTAATTCAAAATAAATTTTCTATATTCGCCGGTAAGTTTATTTACTGTACCTATTTCTGGGACAATCTCCCATTCGAACTCAGGCTGTCTAATAATAAATTCGTATAAATCTTGTCCACTTGCAAATTCAATCCTTACTCCGTTCATATGAAATTTATCTTCTATTCTAAATTCTTTCTTTAAAATTAATTTTAAAACATTTTCAATTTTTTGTCTGAAATGATTCATTTCTTGCACTATATCAGGACGCTCTTGTAAAGTTTCTAATGACCTATTTCTTGCGACCATTGGCCATTTTAATATAACTGAATATTTGTAAAATGTTTCTGTTTTAATTTTTGCCATATGTCTTAAACTCCGGATAATCAAACACTTTCACATTTTTCAAATGATCAAACAATTTAATTTTGTTAATATTAGGCTTCCTACAAAAGTAAAAATGTGTTGTTGGATGATTGGTCATCACTTTAATTAGAATCTCTCTTTCATCTAGATCTTCAATATCATATCCGCAAAGGAATATTCTGTCGGCGTCGGACCAAATTGCCAATAAAAGTGCTAGATTTTGATTGCTTAATTCTGAAAAATCTAAACCTACACTTGCAACATCACCAAATATGGGTAGATAATCCACATTGTCAAAAAAGAAATACTTTTTATATAGGCCGGTATTTGTTAAAAGCATGGTGTCTTTGTAGTGTGAAAAGTTGATCATGTTTTGTAATTCTAATTCATTGTTGGTGACTGCATACTTAAACTTTACAGTTTTGTTACAAATGCCACTTGCAATCACATCACCCAGTTTTGCAGGAGTCTTCATGTCGTATTCTATGGGTATATTTCCTAGGACAGTAATGTGCGTATATTTCATAACATCTGTATTTAAGCCGGGTAAATCTGCATGGCACGGTAAATACTGACGTTAAATCATAAATTAATTTAACGTTAAATTAACTTTCGAAAGTAACAAGGAGAAACTATTATGGCAATAGGACGAATATCAGGACAGATGCTCAAAGCCAATCTTGAGAGATCAGGAACGGATTTAGCATTTGAAACGAACCTCTTGGCGTTAGACGTAACGAATTCAAGAGTAGGTATTGGAACTGCTAGTCCGGCCGTAAAACTTCACATCTCTGCAACAGACAGTTTGAGACTTCCTTCGGGAACGACGGCTCAAAGACCTGGTTCACCAGCAAACGGTGACATCAGATACAATTCTACTTTAAGTAGGATTGAGGGTTACACTGGCGGAGCATATGCAAGTTTGGCGGGCGACGGTATTGACAATATGGTAGAAGATACTACACCCCAACTAGGCGGTAACTTAGATATTAACGGATTCGACATTGTATCCGCGAGATCTAATGAAAACATATCAATCACACCAAACGGTACAGGTGAGGTTGTTCTATCAAAAGTAAACATCGGTGGTGGTGAGATGGATGGCACAATAATTGGTGCTAACTCAGCCGCGGCTGGTACGTTTACAAACTTAACTGCAAATGGTACAATAGACATTGACTCATCTGGTAACATGGATGGAATCATAATCGGTGCCAACACAGCGGCGGCGGGAACGTTTACAACTGTAACAACTTCCGGCAACGTTGTTGTTGGAGGTAACTTCACAGTTAACGGAACAACTACAACGGTTGACAGTGCAACATTAACAGTTGAAGATCCGCTAATTCAATTAGCGAAGAATAACTCAGGTGGAGCGGCGAATGCCTTTGACCAAGGTCTATTCTTTAACAGAGGATCTTTAGCAAACGTATCATTCTTATGGGACGAGTCAGCAGACGAATTTGTGTTTGCAACTACGGCTTCTGAGGATGGAACGACAGCAGGTAACGTAACAATCGATTCCTACGCTGACATCCAGGCAAAAGATGCTACATTTAACAAAGTGTCTACACAAGGTGTAGCCATTGAGGATAACAAAGTAGTATCATCTAGATCAAATGACAATTTGGTTTTAGATGCGGCTGGTACAGGTGTAGTAGAAGCAATCGGTACGTTCAAGTCAGACACAGTCGACATTAATGGTGGTGCTATTGACAATGCTACGGTTGGTGCAACTACGGCTTCTAGTGGTAAATTTACTACATTAGAAACTAGTAGCACATTAAAAGTTAAAGCCGACAGTACTAACTTCGCAGTTGGTGCCGGTGATGACTTTACAATCGCACACGATGGTGCAAACACTGCCATTGCTAACGCAACTGGTAACTTAACTATAACAACTGCGGCTTCAAGTTCAGTTGTATTCAACGAAGCATCTGCTGATGTTGACTTTAGAGTAGAATCAAACGGTAACACACACGGTTTATTCGTAGACGCGGGTAACGACAGAGTTGGTGTAATGACAAGTTCACCAAGTTTTGCGTTAGATGCCTCTGGATCAACTGATGCGTTAAGAGTACCGGTAGGTAACACTGCTCAAAGACCAACAGCGGCAACTGGTATCATCAGATTCAACTCTCAAACTTCTAAGTATGAGGCTTGTAATGATGGATCAACTTACGTTGAATTAGCGATTGCTGGTGACACACCAACAATTTCTAAAGTATCATCAACTGGTGACGGTTCAACAACAACAATCACAGGATTCTTTAGTTCAGCACCTGAAAATGCTAACAATGTCCTTGTGTTTATTGACAACGTTTACCAAGAACCAACAGAAAACTACACAGTATCAGGAACAAACATTACATTTACTTCTGCTCCACACAGTGGTGCAAGAATATTTGCAATGACTGGTTTTGATAACACTGCACTAGCGACAGGTGGTGTTGCAAGAACTCAAACAAGTTCAGTCTCGTTTGAATCAACTGCAACTAACATCATGACGTTTAATGCGGCATCTTACAGATCAGCAGAGTTATTGATCACAATAACTGATTCTGCTAACTCAGAATACTCTGTAATGAAGTCACTGGTTTTACACAACGGTTCAACTGCATTTGGAACAGTGTACGGTGTAACTAACTCAGGATCATCTGATCTTGCTACAATTACATTCAACCACGACGGTTCAAGCACAGTCGAAGTAAAAGCAACTAGTACAGGTGGATCTTCATCTGCTAAAGTACAGTACTCTTTACAAGGCGTGTAATAGCATAACATAGAATATTAAAAGGCCCTGTAGAAATATAGGGCCTTTTTTTTACGGCGGAATTATTAAACTACAACACATTAATAGCGAAATCTTGGTAAATAATACGTTAAACAATAGTTTAACATTAACAATCAACCATAAGGGAGAGTGAACTATGGCGGCGAGAAACTTTAGAGTCAATAACGGATTATCAGTAGGTGATGTAGCAATCACGGCGTCTTCAAACGCAGTGACTGGGATATCAAGTTTAACACTTGATAACTCAAGTGCACCAGGTAGTGATGCAGTTTTGGCTAACAAGAAATACGTTGACGACCAATTGACAGCAAAAACTTCAATTGTGTCAGGTTCAAACAATGTAACTGTAGGTGCTTCATCTGTGACATTAGACATAGGTGGAACTGATCAGTTAATAGCGACTAATGGTCTTGTAAGAATAACAGGAAACTTAACAGTTGACGGAACTAGAACAGAGTTGAATACAACTACATTATCAGTTGAAGACAACATGATCGAAGTTAACAGAAACGTGTCAAGTGCGGCAGGTATGCCATCTTTTTCTGGCTTAAAAGCCAACAGAGGTGCAACATCAAGTGCCACAGAAGAAGATCTTTTCTGGGTTTGGGATGAAACATTCGCAGACGACGGAACATCAACTTTTGGTAACGCAAGTGGTGCCTGGACTGCTTACAGATCAGACGACGACTTATCAAACAAAGACCTTGTAGATATCAGAGCAAATGTGGTACACGCACAGGCAACATCGGCGGCATACGCGGACGTTGGCGAGCGTTTCGAAGCAGACGCTCCTATGTCAGAAGGTGCTGTTGTTACACTAGGCGGTGCGGCAGAAATCACAGAATCAACAACTGATTTATCAGACACGATTTTTGGTGTTATTTCTACTCAACCAGCATACAGAATGAATGCACTAGCAGGTAACGACGAGTCACACCCATTTGTTGCAATGACAGGAAGAACTCCTGTAAGAGTAACAGGTGCAGTAAGCAAAGGTCAAAGATTAGTATCATCTTCAATTAAAGGTACTGCGAGAGCAGTAGCAGAGGGTGAGTCAATCAATCCATTCCACGTAGTTGGAAGAGCATTAGAAGACAAGACAGATGCAGGAATTGGTTTAGTATTAGCAGTTGTTAGAACAAACAACTAAGATATTACATCTTTAGAATTAAACGGGTTTGCAGGAATGTAGACCCGTTTTTTTTTACGATTTATAAATACTTTTACGTTCATCCACAGGACGGAAGTAGGGCAACCGAAGGAACGCACCAACAGGAGAGGTGCGTGAAAAAACTTATAAAAGAAAATAGGTACAAATATCTTCACCTAAGGGTATTCAAAGGCGAGGATGATTTTGATTTGGTATTGACATCCTACGACTGGCCATATTTTAGAGTGCAGTTTAAAAATTTAGACCAGATAGAACTAGATGATTTATACCTATTGTGGCGTAATAGGGCATGGATATTGCAGTGGTTACCACCACAATGGGCACACTATCTAGTTATTGGCACATAATAAACATAAATACTGTTACTGCTGTCGGCCGGCAATGATAACGAGGCCGTGTATGGTGTATTGCCGTACTAACATTATTATATGAGAGGAACCTAAGTATGGCCATAGGTCGTATATCAGGGTCGGTATTAAAGTCCAATCTGACTAGGAATGGCGTCGACCTTGCATTTGAAACAAACCTACTTTATCTTGACGTAACAAACAGTCGTGTGGGTATAGGTATCTCAGAACCAACAACAGCATTACAAGTAAACGGAACAATAACAGCAACAACACTTGCTGGTACCTCTATTGCTGGAGGCACTGTAACAGATAATCTTAAATTTAATGACAGTATTGAATTGAGATTGGGTACTGATGCAGACACAAATATTAAACACACTGGAACTAATCTTAACATCAACGAGACAACCGGCGATATAAACATTAGAACTTATGCTGACAACAAAGACGTAGTCATAGGTTCAGATGATGGCAGTGGTGGTCTAGCCGATTATCTAAGGGCAGACGGTTCTACTGGTGAGTTAAAATTATATTATTATGGCTCAGAAAAATTAAAAACAATCAATACAGGGGTGCAAACCACAGGCACAATTAGTGTCAACGGTGCTTACACACTTCCAACAGCAGATGGTAGTGCCAATCAAGTTTTACAAACAGATGGATCTGGAAGTATTAGTTTTGGCACTGTGTCTATTGATAGTTTAGCAACAGGTGGCATAACAATAGATGACAATAAGATAACAGGACAAAGGTCAAATGAAAACATTGAAATTGGTGCCAGCGGTAGCGGAATAATAGAAACAAGTTCGAGTATTCTTCCAGCAACTGATAATGCAGTTGACCTTGGTTCATCTAGTAAAAGGTTTAAAGATATATATGCATCCTCAGGCACAATTCACGTTGGTGATCAAACAATCAAATCAACAGCGTCTGGATTTGTCTTTTCTGGAGCATTATCAAGCACTGCCAGTACCACAATATCAGATGACACCACAGCATCTTTGATACAAAAGACAGGTATAGGTAGTACGGAAGAAAAAACCATAGAATCAAATTCCACTGCACAATATGATTCCGCACTGTATTACATAACATCTCGAGACGAAATCAATGATCAAGTGGCGGTACAAAAAGTTTCAGTAATCCATAACAACTCAAACGGATATGCTTCCACATCTCACGTGACTAAGACAGGAACCACAACAGGACAAACTTTCAACGGTGATGTATCAGGAGGCTCAGTTAGACTTAGAGCAACTGGACATTCTGCTTCTAACAGTGTAACTGCATATTCGATACAATTAGGAGATAACAGCAGTGTAGGTACAAGTGGAAATACAGCAATAGTAATCAATTCTGATGTAGACAGCAGTTCAGAAAGTTTAGATACTTGGGCACACGCATCTTATAGAGGAGCGAAATATTTTATTTCTGTGAATGATGAAGTAGACGATGAATTAGAATCAATAGAATGTTTGGTTGTACACGATGGTACAACAGCATACATCACAGACTATAATAGTGTAAGAACAGGAAGCAACAGTTTAATCACACTAACAGCCACCTTAGGTGGAAGCAATGTCACATTGTCAGGATCGGGTGCTAGGGCAAACCTAAATGTAAAAATGCACAGAATCTTGTTAAGTGATTCCGAGACAGGATTTGAGGCAACAAATCAAAAGATTATTCCCGCAACAACAGTTTCTTCGACAGCCACTACAATTGATCAGTTTGACGCTTCAGCGATACATGGTGCTTTCTATTACGTTGTAGGAACAAGTTCTAATGAAAGCAATGCATCAAGTATTACTGAACTCGCAGTGGCCACTGACGGAACTGATGCTTATATCACAACAGGTCCAATGGTATCTACCAAAGGCACAGATCAGTTAACTTTTACTGCTACAATATCAGGAAGTACTGTGACTATACAGGCCTCATCTACCAGCGGGTCTTCGACAACTGTCAATGCTTACAGAATAAACATGAAAAGGGAGGAAAGTGTCTCAGCCGCAAGTACAGTTAACATTGGTGGTACTCAAACAATTACAGGCGCAAAAACATTCTCTTCAAATGCTACATTCCAAGGAAGTGTTTTCACAGATGCAATAAAATCAGCGGCATCAAACCAGAGCATCACACTAGATCCAGAAGGCACTGGTACAGTGGATATTATTGGCTCACAAACAATTACAAATGTAACAACACAAGATTCACTTACAATAACAACAACAGAAGATTCGAGTACAGCAGGCCCGGTATTTACATTGAAGAGAAACAGTTCAAGTCCGGCAGATGCGGATTACCTAGGACAGATCAAATTCAAAGGTGAGAATGATGCTGACCAAGAAGTGCTTTATGCAAAAATTACAGGTAAGATACTAGATGCATCAGATGGTTCTGAAGATGGTATAATAGAGATAGCACACAGGAAGGCAGGATCAAATGTGATCACTGCAAGGTTTAGATCTGACTCGTTACAATTATTAAACGATACAAACTTAAGAGTCAGCGGAGTGACAGAACTAGGTGTGCAGACAGGTGATCCATCAACAACTGCCAACTTTGCAAAAATATATGCCAAGGACGAATCCGCAAGTGCTGAAGTTTATGTTCAAGATGAAGCGGGTAACGTTACTAAGATATCTCCTCACAACGAACAAGGCGAGTGGGAATACTATTCAAGAAATACAAAAACAGGTAAGACTGTACGTGTCAATATGGAAGAGATGATTAGAGATATTGAAAAACTTACAGGTAAATCCTATATTAAAAACGACTAAACTATTAAATCTAAAATAGTTTGTAACTTACCCTTTATACTTTTATTGTTTAAAGTATTTTTCAAGCCTGCGTGTAAAGGCTTTGGCCAAGATTCAAAGTCGCACCAACAATAACCTGAATGTTCTTCATTTAGTTTTGGAATAAATTCATTTTCAACACAGATACAATAGGTGTTAAAAATAAATTTCTGATCATTGGATGTAAAAAGTTCTAAGGGTATAGTCTTTTTAAAACTGGGTGTTGTACCGACTTCTTCTGATATTTCTCTTTTCAAACCTTCAAAAGCAGATTCCGTGTATCTTGCCTTACCACCCACAAGACCCCACATACCAGCAGTTTTCCTGTCGGTCCTTTGCAGAAACATAAACCTTTTGGTGCTTGTTGCATAAAACAATGCACCAGAACATATTATATTTTTATCCATTCTATTAATATAACACTTTTAGTTGTTAAAATCAAGGTGTATCTTGAGATGCGTCATAGTCTGAACTGTTACCGTCGAGCATAATTGACCAATTACCAGCGGTGTAAACGCCCTCATAACTTTTGATCCATTCAGACCCATTGAACTTGTATTGAATTCCAGTGTTTAAATTTGTTAGGTAGTGTTCTGTTGAGTCAGGATCAGACGCATCAAACACAATGCTCCAACTGTTAGATGATGAATTGTATTGAATCACATCATTTGCCCTTGCATGGAAATCCCCCCATGCACTTGCATCAAATGTATTGCTTGAATCTCCTAGGTCATTTATTAAAAGGTATCTAGTGCCATTTGCAAGATTAGATGGTGGCGTAAAAGTTAATGGATTAATAATTTTTGTTACATTAGGTAGTGAAACTGTATTAGAGGGTATGGTATCACCGTCAATGTTAAAAACTAAAATTGTTTCATCTAATGGTGATACTGAAATTGTACCAACAACTTCATTGCCATTTGCTTGTTTTAGTCGCACCTGAGAGGTTCCGTTTTGTACTTTTCCATATTGATTCAATAAAATTTGCCAATTAAGTGGTGGACCAAATGTATCAAAAGGATCTAAATTAGTTGGTGCGTTCGCGCCTGTGTAAAAACCATCTCCTCCTGATGTGACTTTTGTACCACTCGAGCCAATCAATCTTAACTGATTTCCTGTTAAAAATATTGCATATTGATTTGGCGTGATATAACTTCTCGATATTAAACTTCCATCTATTAATCCTTTGTTCATACCGCCGTCGTCATCATATATGCTCATAATAATTTTTTGTATCACTCCTAATTTTGATATTTTGACCGGAGGTGATAACCAAATTGGCATACTAAATTGCAGTGATGCAACATCTATCTCTGTATCTGCACCAACAGGAATAGTTCTTGAACTAAAATTAACTCCGGTCAGTTCGATATAACTTAAACTTGTCCAGTCGATATAATTGTCTGATTTTTGAATTTCAAAATCCGGATTGAATAGATATAAAATTTGTTCCAAAATTTGTAACTTCATATCTGTATTCGTTGTAAAAATATCTGCATTTACATTTAATCTAAACGGTGAAGGCATAACTTTCTCAACTGTGTATCCAGCACCCTGTTTGTCACTGTAAGTTCCGTCTGCTAGGACATCTCTTTCTTTTAAATGTTGCTTTTCTATATGGTAAGGATTTTGCATTCTTTCTCTGTCATAGTTTAATGCTGAAACATATGCGGCTATCCTTGGTGCAGATTGTAAAAAATTCTCTGAATTATTTTTGATTATATTTGCAACTTGCCTTGTCATGTCTCCGTATATCACAGGTACTTGACGTAGTTTAATTTCGCCTTCCTTCGTTTTACCTTCTTCTATAGAAAAGTTGCTTAAAACTCTAATAAATTGTGTTACAAATTTTCGTATCTGCCCTTCGTAAAAATGTAGCATTATTCATCTTCCTTAGGTTTAAGTGCATCAGTAAGTGACTGCCTTTGTTCTACAGTTAAACCGTTTATTGTTGATGTTGAACTATTATTAATAAATTTAGTTTTGTAATTTCCTCTAGTATTATTATTTGTCATTGTTAATCTAACGGCGTCCTCTATTCTCACCCATCTATTACCGTCGTATCTAAACAACCTGTTCGGCAAGAAATCTGTCCTTAAAACATAATCACCTTTGTTTACATTAGACTGAGGAAATTTAGTATCTGAGATTAATGGATGCCCATTTGGTGGCACACCATCGCCTTGGAATTGGAAACCATAGTGATGGCCTGCAGGCGTATCTAACTCTGCACTTACTTTTTTATCAGTTGAAACTGTATCACTTGTATTGTTTACAGTATCTAATCTTACATTGCCTCTCTCATCAATAGGGGCAACGTAGTATTGTTTGTAATTAAATCCT